TGATCCGCAACGATGCAATCACGGTTGACGCTGTGGCCTACACCGTGCGGGAGGCGATGCTGCTGGATGATGGCAAAATTGTTCAGATCGCATTGCAGAAGACATGACCACGATCTATGGCGGCAATGCTGACCGACCGCAAAACATCTTCGCATTTGAAACGATCAGCGATGCTGTTGGCGCAACGGCAGCGATTGAATGCGATGGCACTATAATCACAACCTTTGAAAAGATTGTTGGCGGAGCGGTCAGCTATTCAGTTCAAGGATCACTCAATGGCACTGACTGGGCAAACCTTGAAGATACAAAGAACAAGGAAGCAGGCAACCACCTGCATACATTTTCTGGGTTTGCAGTTCGATACCTTCGCCTTAACGTGACAGCTATCCAAAATGGCCGTAGCATCCAGATGACTGTCTGCTGCGATTCATGACCACGAAGCGCGAGACCATCCTGGCCGCTGTCCGTACCGCACTGACGGGCACCACGGGCGTCAGCACGCGGATCTATCGCAGCCGGGTGGAACCGATCAGCCGCGGCGAAAGCCCCGCGATCGTGGTTGAACCGGTCAGTGATTCAGCCCAGCAGAACACCTCGCTGCCGACCCTGGACTGGAGCCTGACGGTGCGGGTGGCGATCATCGTGCGCGGTGCCATCCCAGACCAGGTGGCGGATCCGATCATCGAAAGCGCGCACGCGAAGATCATGGCCGACCTGACCCTCGGCGGCTATGCCATCGACGTGCAGCCGATCAACGTGAGCTTTGACCTGCAGGAAGCAGACCAGCCCGCTGGTGTGATCATGATGGATTACCTTGTGCGATACCGTACGAAGGTGGCAGATTTGACCAGCTAGACTGGCTAGGACGCACCGGTTCCTGCTATCCCGACAATTGAGGACCTGACCAATGACTCTGCTGACCCGCAAAAGCCTCATCCTCGCAAAATCTGAAAGCACCTACGGCACCGACATCTCGCCTGCCGGTACTGATGCGGTTCTGGTGCGGTCGCTTGAGGTGACCCCGATCGAGGCGGACACGGTAAGCCGTGAGTTGATCAGGCCATACCTTGGTAACAGCCAACAACTCCTAGCCAGTGCTCACGTTGAGATTACGTTTGAGGTTGAGTTCGCTGGCTCTGGTACGGCAGCAACCGCACCGCGCTTTAGCAGCCTGCTGAAGGCTTGCGGCATGGCCGAGACGATCACGGCATCAGCCATCACCGGCACCGCCCAGGCAGGGTCAGCTGGAAGCATCACGCTGGCAGCGGCCGCCAGTGCAACCAACGGCATTTATGTCGGGATGATTATTTCAATCACAAGCGGCACCGGTTCCGGTAGCAGTGGCGTGATCAGCGACTACAACGGCACCACAAAAGTGGCCACCGTGAAAGCCATCACCGCAGCATTCACGCCGGGAGCATCAAGCCTCTACAGCATTGCCGCAAATGTAGGTTATCGGCCAGTCAGCTCCAGCTTCAGTAGCGTCACGATTTACTACAACAACGACGGCATCCTCCACAAGATCACAGGCGCACGCGGTACGTTTACTATCACTGGAAGCGTTGGTGAGATTCCGGTGATTGAGTTCACGATGATCGGCATTTACAACGCACCAACCGACACCGCTGCACCAACCGCAACCTACAGCAACCAGGCAGATCCTTTGATCTTCAAGGCTGATAATACTTCTGCTTTTACAGTCTACGGATATGCGGGCTGCCTGATGGAGTTTAGCTTTGATATTGCAAACGAGACCATTTACAGGGAGCTGGTTGGCTGCACCAAGGAAGTCATCATCACCACTCGCGCCGCTGAAGGTGAGCTGAAGATTGAGGCGCCAACGATTGCGCAGTATGATTTCTTCACCGCAGCCTTGGCCACTGCCACTGGAGTCGTTACCCTGATGCAAGGCACGACTGCTGGCAACCGGGTCACAGTCGTGCTGCCTTCTATCTCACTGTCAAATCCTGCCTATGAAGATGAGGACGGCATCCAAATGCTAGGCTTGCCTTACGTTGCCATCCCAACCACGATCGGCAATGATGAAATCTCCCTCACCTTTGCCTGATCATCGTGGCTTTTGTTCTTAAGCAATCCAGCAGCTACGTCTGGCCTGTTACCGTCAAGCTGCCAATCAATGGCGGTAAGTTTGAGAAGCAAACATTTGACGCTGAGTTCAAGCGGCTGCCGCAAACAAGGATCAACAAGCTGCAAGTTGAGGTGCAGGCACGCATCAAATCATCCGAACGCAATGAAACAGCAGATGACAGCATCAGCGATCAAAGCATTGCCGAGGAGCTTTTGATTGGCTGGTCTGGTGTGCTTGATGAAGATGGCGACGAGGTGCCATTTACTGAGTCAATGAAGCAGCAACTGCTTGACATCCCGACCATGGCAACGGCAATCATTGTTGCCTACTTTGACAGCTTGACTGGGGTGAAAACAAAAAACTTCTAGGCGCCGCACGGTACTGGATGCGTGGCGGCGTCATTGATAACACAGCCAAGGATGCTGCAGTGTTTGGCCTTGAAATCCCCGAGCCATCAGAGCCCGATCGCTTCGAGGTTGAGCCTGAGGCATGGCCAGCGGTGGTCGCCTTCCTGCGCTGCCAGACCCAATGGCGCAGCGGTAGCAATGGCTTGATCGGATTGGACTACGCCGCGCTTGACTGGACCTTTAGACTGTATGAAGTTGCAGATCCAGCAGCCATGCTCGCCGACATCCAAATCATTGAGGCCGAGATCCTAGCGGCTGTCCACGAAAAAGGAGGCTGATCATGGCGCTTGACATGAATGCAGCGGTCAGAATTAACGCTTTTGTCAATGGAGTCGGGCAAATTGAAGGTCTTGAGAAAAGTCTGAATCGAGTTGATAAAGGAGCCACTGGTCTAAGCGGTGCATTTCAACGCCTTAGCAATGCCGGCAAAAGTCTTGGTGGTGTGCTTGCTTCAATCGGTCTTGGCGCCCTTGCCAATACAATGGCAACGGCTGGGGTCGAGGCAGATAGAACCCAGAAACGAATTGCAAATCTTGCCGGACCATTGAAAGAAACTAAAGCTTTGATGGACTTTGCAGGAGAGGCCGCAAAGAAGTATGGCATTGGTCAGACGCAAGCAGCTAATGCAGTTGCGGATTTATATGGCCGACTTAGGCCAACTGGTGTATCACTTGACAAAATCAAAACAGCTTTTACAGGGGTGAATAATGCTGCGGCTGCCATGAACTTAACTGCGGATCAGACTGATAATGTAATGCTGCAATTAAGCCAGGCCCTAGGGTCTGGTAAGTTGCAGGGCGATGAGTTTCGAAGTGTGATGGAGCAGTTGCCTTCTATTGGGCAAGCTGTTGCCAGTGTTCTCGGCACTGATGTAGCGGGTTTGAAGCAATTGGCAACTGATGGCAAGATCACGTCTGATGTACTGCTCCAAGCCTTGGGGAAATTAGCACAGCAAAAACCGCCGCCGCCTGACGCTTACAAGCAATTTCAAGCTGCATTGGCAGATTTGCAAACCACAATTGGAACCAAGTTATTGCCAGCTCTTACGCCTTTGGTTCAGTTCGCATCGATGTTGTTGAATGCCTTTTCGTCGCTACCTGGGCCATTGCAAACTGTTATCGTTGCAGTTGGCGCATTAGCTGCTGCTTTTGTAATTTTAGCGCCAGCCATTGCAGCAATCATCACGATCGGGCCTGCGCTGGCAGGATTAGCCGCAGGCTTTGCAGCCCTGGGCCCAATCGTGGCAGGGCTAGGGACGGTGCTGGCCGTCGTGTTCACAGGCCCGGTTGGCATCGCTGCTTTGGTGATCGCCGCTGGTGTTGCCATCTATGCGTTCCGCGATCAGATCGGGGCTGCCTTTACCGCCATTGGTGAATACTTCAAGCAACTACCAGCAGGGTTTCAATCGTTCTTTATTGATCCGCTGGTTGAAGGTTTTAGACTATTGATGGAAATGATCAACACAACCTTCATCCAACCATTGAAAGATGCTTTTACAGCAACGCTTGAGTTTGTTAACGTCAACTTTGTGCAACCAATTCAAGCAGCATTTACCGCGTTGATTCAATCAATTAAAACCATCTTCAGCGCTGTGGTCAACATTATCACAAGTCCATTCAAAGCAGCATTTGAAACGGTGCGGGGCATTGTTAATGAAATTCTAAATGGTATCGGTAGCGCTATTGATAGCGTAGTTAGTGCCATCAATAGTGTAATTCGAGGTGCTAACGCTGCCTTAGCAGCATTGAAATTACCGCAAATTCCTCTGCTCCCTGCGGCCAAAATTCCAAAATTTGCCGAAGGCGGCGTGGTATCAGGTCCCACGCTTGCAATGGTGGGCGAAGGCGGCGAACCAGAGTACATCGTGCCTCAATCGAAGGCGACCAAGTTTGCTAACAACTGGCTCTCAGGTGTCCGTGGTGCAGCGGCCATCCCGAAGTTTGCCGAGGGCGGCATGGTGGTGCCAGGCAGTGCCCAGGTGAGCATCCAGACCGGGCCTGTGACGCAGATGAACGGCACCAACTTTGTGACCACCCAGGACCTGAGCAGCGCCGTGTCGGCTGGTGTCAGTCAGACCCTGAGCCTATTGCGCAATGACATGAACACAAGGCGCGCGGTGGGGTTAGCATGAACAACTACGACATCATGTGCTTCTTAGAGTATTACGCAGACCGCACCAGCGTCCGCGATCCGATCACAGGTAAGCGATCGCCTACAGCAAGGTGGCAGAACTTCTACCAAAGCCCACAGGCCTTGAGCATTGATGCCGACATTGATGGCACATACCCTTACCTAGCATTTAATGCAAGCAGGTTTGGATCATCAACTGCCGCATCAATAAACAACTTTCAAGTTAATGCCGCAGCCGTTGCTTACATGGTTGATATTACTGAAGAAGCAGTAGGTGGCACGTCATTGATCATTGCGTCGCTTGTCATCCAAGATGTAGGGCAAGATGCAATTGATCCGGCCAGCGCGGAAGTAATCAGCCGTTACATTGGCAGTGTTGAATCTGCATCAATCAATGACACAGCTGTTGACTGGACAGTAAACCCAGCGATTGACAAACAGAAAGGGCAAGTACCAAGCCGCAAGATTGCATCGAACCTTATCGGGAGGTTCATAGGACAATGATTAAACCAGCAGTTGATCCAACGCTTGTAGCTAATCTTTTAAATCAGGTAGAAAAACGTGCGCCCGGTAGTGGGTTTGTTCCTCAATTAGAATACGCTACCATAGGGGGAACTGTTTACACTCGTTCCGAGCTAATTGCAGCAGCGCAAATGAAATCAGCACCTGCCGGTGCTGCCAAAAAACTTGATGATTCACTGCTGACTGGCAAAAAACCATCTGCCGATATTGATAAGAAACAACAGATTGCAACACCAGGTGAGACAATCCCGATTGTATTTGGCAAGCGTGTTGACGACATCGGCGGCATGTGGGTGCAGCCGTCACTGGTGAAAACTGGCACCAGGCTCTATGTGGGCAGCTTTCTCTATGCGATCAGCCAAGGCAAAATCATCAGCTCACCGGTAAAGTATCGCACCTGGGTGGGTCCGCAATCACTTGCATTTTTTGCAGATCAAACAATCACATTGCAGCATGATTATGCAAGTGCTGCTGATCTTGCGGCGGCGCCTGACACCTGCCCGATCGGTGGGGGTACATTATTCTGTGGCGTTGAAACATATTCATACCTGTCGCAGCTAATCAAAGCGACTGTTGGCAGTGTTTATACATACTCCTATGATCCCTATAGTTACTACACAACCAGACTCATTACTAAAGGGTTAGGAGACACAAGCAATACTGTCATAAGACTTACCGCCAATAATGTTCAAGCTTTTAATTCACATGACGGCACAGACATAACGGCAGCATATTGGGCCGATCGTGGTTGGATTTCATCTACGCCATTACAAATAAATCAAAATCCAGCAACTGGCGGCGGGTATACGGTTGGAACAATTGAAGAGTTTGGCACATCATCCCCACAAGCTCCGGGCTTTTTAGGCATACCAGCAGGCGCAAGGCTAGTAATTCAATTTACAATCTTTTTTGTTAATACTCAAAATAATCCAGCATTGCCCCCCAGCACTGGCACACTATACGGGTTGCAACAAGAAAACATTGAAAGCCCTTATGAGTTTGTACCAGGTACATATTCTCAATCAGGAACAACTGTAACAGTTTCAGCCACAGCACACGGGCTAATTGCAACCAATACTGTCTACGTTGAAATTACAAGCGGCAATGGCGTTGAAGGCACCTACACCGTTGCAACGGTACCTAATGCCAATACCTTCACCTATACGGCTGGCACGTCACTTACCACCAGCGGCGACTTGTACCTGCCAGTCACACCAGGCGCGGACAACTCAGCTTATGCAGACATCACGTTCTTGCGAGTTGAAGGCAACATCTATGACCCACCGTCGGCAGGGTCGTATCCAACAACAACAAAACAGCTCTTCATCTATTACGAAGAAGGCGTTGAGGTTGACCTTTATAGCGGTGGCTTGGTTAGCAGTGTTTACCCTCGCGGCGCCAGCAATCAATTCGTTGATCTGGCAATGTACCTGTTTACAATATACAAGCGAGCTGATGGCGCCAACACCTCAGATATTGCATCACCAATCTACACTGACAACTTAACCAGCATCGCAGCATTTGCCGATACATATGAATTCTATTACAACGGCGTGCTTGAAAACGCTGTAAACATTATTGAACTTTTGTCTAGCCTTGCGCCATATTTCTTTCTTTCGTTCTTATCAGTTGGTGGGCAGTATCGCTTCGAGCCAGTTCTGCCGCTTGATGGCAATGTGCTTGATGAAACAGCATTGACCCCAGCGGCCATCTTTACTGAAGATGAGATACTGCCAGGCAGCTTTAGCAAATCATTTTATCCCATTTCAGATCGTCAAGATTTTATTGCTGTGATGCTTTACCGCGAATCAAATCCAAGCAGTATCAGCATCCAGCGCACCATCCAGGTGGCCTACAACACTACTGCATTGGATGCACCGGTTGAGCAATTTGATATGACTGATTTCTGTACTTATGAAAGCCACGCTGTTGCATACGCACAATATGAATTAGCAAAGCGCAGGCTTTCAACCCATTCAATCAGCTTCCAAACTGCTTTGATTGTCACTGGCCTCAAGCCAACCGACATCATCAAGATTGATCGGCAACGCATCACATCAACAGGGGACAACCGCTCTGAAGTTGAGTGGTATCAGATCACCAGCATCAGCTACGATCCTGAAGGAAGCAGCACAATTCAGGCTGAGCACTTCCCCGTTACAGCTGGCGATGTTTCTGCAATCACCTATTCAATAGTCAACGATTCTTTCCGCGTAGTCTGATGGCTGACTTCCCTGCTATTGAACCAGCATCCAGAGCATTGACCTTTGGCGACTACCCGCAGTTGACATACGCCAGCATTAGCGGCGGTGATGTTAGGTTTCTGCAAGGGACGAAGCGTATCACTCAGGTGTTGTCGCTTGGCTATCAATACCTGAGCGAAGCAAATGCACAGCTAATCCTGGATCACTACGCAGGCCAGGAGGGTTCATTGATTGGATTTGATCTGCCCGCTATCATATGGCTGGGTTACAGCACCCCACCAGTCAGCGCAGTTGATTACCAATGGCGCTACGCTGGCCCGTTTGATGTTGCAATCGCAGCACCAATTCAATACAGCATGACGATTGAGCTAGTCGCAACACCAATCCCATGACGTTTCCCGCCCTGGTCCCATCAACAAGGACTTACGTCCCTGGCAACGTGCCGAGCACGTCTCAGGTTTCGTTGTCCGGCATGACGACAGGGTTCAGGCGCGGCAATCGACGCATTGCGCAAAGCCTTGGCTTATCTTTTCAGCGATTGATTGAAGCAGACATTGACTTGATAACAGCTCATTACATCGACCGCCAAGGCAGCTTCGATGTATTCTTCTTGCCCGCCGAGACATGGACTGGCTACACCACACCGCCAGTTCCATTGCTAAGCGATATTGCATGGAGATACGTTAGCCCGCCTGCGATCACTGACAGCTCTTGCGGCAGGTGGAATGTTGAGCTTGAGCTGCAATCAATCCCGATCAACACGGGTGATGTGGTATTTGATGCTGGTGCAGCATCAGCCACCCCTGATAGACTGTACCTATTAGATGCTGGCGCAGCAGCGGCAGCGCCTGCGCGTGATTACACCATCAGCCCCTCAGGAGCATCATGAGCATCAACCTCTCGGCACTGATGAAGCAGCGGTACGACACCGCTGCAAACTGGACGGCGCAGAACCCAACGCTGCTTGCAGGTGAGATCGGCATTGAATCGGACACCAAGAAATGGAAGGTCGGCACCGGATCCACAGCCTGGACCGGCCTCGCGTATGCGATCGGCGGCACCTATCCGATCGTCAATGCTGACGTGGCGGCTGGTGCTGCGATCGCATACAGCAAGCTGGCCACGCTAACCAGCGGCAACATCGTACTTGGCAGCGCCGCTAACGTAGCAACCAGCACGGCAGTCACAGGTGATGTAACCATCAGCAACACTGGCGT